GATTGATAAAGCGTATGGAGGAAAAGAAGATAAATGGCGGAGTCTCTACAAACGATGGAGCCGGAGCGATTGCAGCAAATCGTTCGGTATGCCAACTTAGCCGTAATTGACAGACTACTGGCAAAAAAATCCTTGCATGAGTTTATTAAGCAAGGATGGAGGACAGTGGAACCTGGAGATTACGTGGATGGCTGGCATATTGGAATTATTTGCGACCATCTCGAGGCAGTTTATCGTGGCGAAATAAAACGTCTAATGATAAATATGCCTCCCCGCCATATGAAGTCCCTAGCCGTATCCGTATTTTTTCCTGCATGGCAATGGTTGCAGAATCCCGGGCATAGGTTTCTTGCTGCCAGTTATGCCCATACATTATCCATTCGCGATAGTGTTAAGTGCCGTCGCCTTGTTCAATCCACGTTCTATAAAAACCTTCTTGCTTATTATCATCCCGAGTTTTCCTTGACAGGGGACGTCAACAACAAGATTAGATTTGAAAACAACTTTGGTGGTGTTCGAATTGCATCTTCCGTAGAAGGAGCGTTAACTGGTGAAGGTGGTGATACAATTATTGTTGATGATCCGCATAACGTTATTGAAGGTGAATCAGCAACTAAACGCCAATCAGTTTTGGATTGGTGGGACCAGTCGATGTCCACTAGGCTTAATGATCCTAAAAAAGGATCCTACATTATTATTATGCAGCGGGTGCATGAGGATGATTTGTGCGGACATATATTGACCAGCAGTGGCGGGAAAGATTGGTGCCATTTAAAACTTCCAGCCAGATATGAAGGCACCAAAGTAATTTCTACTGGCAATATAGGGTTGAAGACTGAAGATATTAGAATGGAAATGGATCAGCCCCTATGGCCGGAGCAGTATGGCGATGAAGAACTCCATCAATTGGAAACAGCATTAGGCAGCTATGGATCCGCTGGCCAGCTTCAGCAACGTCCAGCTCCGCGTGAAGGAGGGATGTTTAAAGTCAAACGGCTACTGGGCAATATAGTCAACGAAGTCCCCTATGGTTTAATCAATCGCTCGGTTCGTTATTGGGATAAGCGGGAACGGTAGATGCCGGATGTATGACGGCTGGCGTGCTCATGCACGAGTTGAAAGATAGAACAATTTTAATTGCTGATGTGGTGGCTGGCCAATGGGGAGCCTTGGAACGTGAAGAGCGGATTAAACAGACAGCAATAATGGACGGCCGTAGGGTAAAGATATGGACAGAGCAAGAGCCTGGAAGTGGTGGCAAGGAGTCGGCAGAAGCCACTATTCGTAATCTATCAGGTTATGTTTGCAAGGCTGACAGGGTTACAGGCGACAAGGTAACAAGAGCCGAACCATTTGCAGCTCAGGTCGAAGCCGGCAATGTGTTTATTTTGAATAGGGAATGGACAAAGGAATATATAGATGAGCTTGAATTATTTCCCAATGGTAAATTCAAAGATAGGGTAGACGCCAGTAGTGGCGCGTTTAACAAGCTGTTCTTTAAGCGTATCTCGCCTCACGCAGGAACAGGCTCTACGGGTGATTGGGCAAAACAAGATATGGCCGGGCAGGCAGCACCAACCAACAAACAATTTCCTGATGATATACTTGCGATCCTTGAACAAGCAAAAACCCCTGAAGAACGGGCTGAGCTTGAAATGATGGTAAAAAGTCAAATGGCTTTAGTGGAAGCAAAAATGGAAGTATAACATGAATGATTTAAAAGAAATGTTAAGGCAGAAGCTGGCCGAGATGAAGCATCAGCGCCGATTTGATGCTGATGAGGTTATCGTTGAGGATCCTCCTTATACGCCTAATGCACTAACGGACGAAGAATGCTTCGAGGCAGTATGGAATGATTCTACTGCATGGGCAGGTGCTAGGGTAAGGGACTTTGCATGAATATAATCCGATCAATTAAATCTGCTTTGATGCGTAAGGTTATCGAGCATTCCATGCCCTCCGGTATGTGGGAATGGATGAAAAGGCAGGGCAAGGAGCCCGACGTATCAAGACAGGCATTGGTTGGAAAGTATTGGGGATGGGTTTATAATTGCGCCAATCTATCCGCCAATCGTGTTGCTGCTACCCCATTGAGGGTTTATGCTTCCCGTTCTAAAGGACAAACCCAAGTAAAGAATTTCCGTACCCGTCCAGTATCCAAAGTCACCGCGAAGGCTATTCGCAATCGTTTGAAAGCATTGGACCACGTTCAGGGTGCGGAAGATTTTGAAGAGTTGGAAGAGCATCCGTTGATAGAGTTGTTCCAGAATATAAACGATCAGGAGAACCAATTTGAAGCAATGGAGCTGACCTCCATTATGCTTGATTTGACTGGGGATGCCTTTTGGTATATACAGAAGGGCAAGTTTGGATTGCCTGAAAAGATATTCGTACTGCGTAGCCAATGGGTGACTATTGTTCCGGATCAGACTAATTTTATCAAAGGTTATAGATATGGCGTGGAGGGAAGCTACAACGCCTTGGAATTGGAAGCTAACGAAGTTATTCATTTTAAATACCCAAATCCGCTAGACCCTTGGTATGGGTGCAGCCCTGTTCAAGCTGCTGCTTATGCAATTGAAAGCCAAAAGATGCGTGAGCAGTTTATTATTGCAACAATGTCTAACATGGCACGGCCTGATTTACTTGTGCGATATGAAGAAGGTGAATTGGATGTTAAAGAGCGTCGACTATTGGAACGGGAATGGAATAACATGTTTCGGGGCGCAAAGAATGCTGGCAAGGTAAAGGTGACTGATTACCGTTATGCTATTGAGAAGCTAGGTTGGAACCCGCAAGAACTTCGTTTCAATGAAGGTGAAGAATGGATAATGAAGAAGATATGTGGAGCGTTCCCCGTTCCTGTAGGGCTTGTAGATACTACACAAATTAGCAAGGCACCGCGGGCTGGTATGGAAGGCAGCGATTTGTTTATGGCTCAATTCAATACTTTGCCTAGACTGATCCGGCTTGAACAGAAGATGAATGAAAAGCTTTGCCCTATGTATGATGAAAGACTATTTGTTGCTTTTGACGATCCTGTTCCGAAAGACGACGTTAAGCAATTGAACGAGGACACTCAAAGGCTTGCCACCTTCCAAGTAACTATTAACGAGATAAGGAAACGTAATGGGGAGGATCCTGTTGCATGGGGCGATCTTCCACTTGCTCCTATGGGAATTGCTCCACTGGGGAGTGCGCCAGCCGGTACGCAAGGCGATGGTTCTAATAGTCTTCCTAACGGAAATATAAATGACGAATCTGACACCGATACTGACAGCGGCTCATTTGGTGGAGCATCTTTTGGGAAGGCTATAAAGGCTGGCGTAAACGGAATGACCATAGAAGTGGATGGCGGGCATGTTCATTCATCGTTGGCAGGTATTCCATTAAGAATAAAGCCTAGCCGAAACGAGCATGGAAGATTTGACAAGCCAGGATTGAATAGGCTTCGGGCGACTGGGGATGATGTAGAGGGCTTGCGTCGTATGTGGGATATGAAAGAGCTTAAGCAATGATCTTAACCACCAAACAACTTGAATTGATCGACAGGGCTACTGGGAAGGGTAGTAGCTCCCAATCTACACAACCTCCAAGTGGAGGCTCTAATCCGCCCCTTACCGCTGATGAAATAGCCTTTAGGGATAAACTATCCCCTGTAGTGTTTGCGCAGCTTGAAGGGGCATTTAAACGCGTTTTAGACGGTGCCAAACCAAGTGAAGTGATGCCGGTAAACAAAGCCGAGGACAAAAAGATAGTGGATGCTGTGAGGGATGTTTGGTTTAAGCTATTCAAAAAGGGTGGGGATGAGGGACTGAAAAATATTCGTAGGTTCCCTAAGGCGTCTAAGGGAATGAATTGGTTTACTAAAAAGATGATGGATGAGGCAGAGGAAGTAAACATTAAAGCAACCACCCCAAAACTCATCATTCCTGAATGGGTAGAGGATCCTGAAGTATTAGCTGCTATTGAAAGAGAACTATTTAAATTCGCCCACTCAATAAATCAAACTACTGCCGACAGGCTTCGTCAGGTGATGTTGGATGGAATGGAGAATGGGTTGCCCATACGTAGCATAGCTAATACCATTTCCGATATTACTGAAGAGTGGGCAGAGGGAAGCCATGCTGAAATGATAGCAAGAACGGAAACAGCTAGAGCCTATACTGAAGGCCGAACAGAAGCCTGGAGGTCCACCGGGGTCGTAGAACGCAAGATATGGCACGCTGCTGGGGATGCTTGTCCGTTTTGTTTGGAGATGGATGGCAGGGCAATTAGCTTGGATGAGACATTTTTTGACGAAGGTGATTCCATGTCCGCGTCTTGGCGGGGGCATGAGTTGAATATGGATTTTGGATATAGTGACGTTAAAGGTCCGCCACTCCATCCGAATTGTAGATGTGTGTTATTGGCTGAGTTAAGTGAGAAGGGCGAAAAGATTTTTAGGGTTGTCAAAGGCGGACCAGGCAGTGGGAACTTCGATCACGAAGGGAGACCCGGGGAGGTAGGTGGTAGTAGGGGAGGTGGAGGCGGCGGGGAAGGAGGGAAAGATGCGGGATCACGTTCTATTTTAAAACCAGCTAAAGGATGGGATGATCCTAACGTAAGAGAACATCCTTTTCCTGCAGTTTCTTCTTCTACTAAAAAAGCAGTGTCGGATTTTTTAAGAAAAGCAAAGGACAACCAGGAAGATATATCTTCTATGGGAAAAATACAAGATGTTCCTATATCCAAGTTACGAACGGGTCAATCCTTTATTCAAGCAGATCGCGTCCGATTTTTTCAAGAGGGTGGGCAAGCAGGTAGTTTAGAAAAAGATGTGATGGTATTTAAAGTGGATAATGAACTTTATCTAAAAAATGGAAACCATAGGGCTGTGGCTGCATGGCTTTCTGGAGCCAATACAATATCCGCTCGCGTTATTTTGATAAATAAAGAATAAGGAGAAGCTTATGAAGAACTTGTTAAAGATTGGCGAGATGATTGATCATTGTCCGGTATGGTTGAAAGATGCTATTCACCATGCTGCAAAAGACAGTAATCAAAAAACTGATGACATGGAGCTTCACCGCCATTCCCATTCTGAGAAGGCAAAGGTAAATCAGTTGGATGTTAAATCTCGCAAAGCTTTAAAATATGTTTCCTATCGGACACAAGACCGGGACGATGAGATTGTTATTCCAAAGGGCATAGACCTCAACCAATTTCGCAAGTATATGCACGTTTTGGTAAATCATAATTACAGTCTATTGCCTGTTGGTAGTGACGAAATGATTGACGCTGATGACTTTGGTATTAAAGCAATGACGTCTTATGCGGATACAGGTGAAGGTACGTTGGCGAATGTGGTTTGGCATTTGGTTAG